AACGCTTGACGTATTTGATCTGGATAAGAAAGAACGATTGCTTTGATGTTCATCTGTGCAACGGTTTTCTGTTCCATCAACTCTGCTGTTGTCGTCACTACCTTTACCGGTCCAAACAATCCTTCCAGAACTAGCTTGTTTGTTTGAGATCCATCAAGTGTTCCTGTGAAACCAAACCGGTACTCGCACTTTGTAAGGTTCTCCATAATTTGGACAAGGCACTTTGCTTTGAAAGTATGCGCCTCATCACCTATTACACAACCGTAGTTATCAAACCACTTTGGCGGCAGTTTGTATATGCTCTGCCATGTTGTTATTGTTATGTGAGCGTCTGTACTTTTTTCTTGGCCAGAGAATATTTTATGGATTAGATCAGGAGGGCAGCCGTAGTCTTCAAAGTCACTTGCCATCTGATGGACAAGCCCTGTTGTAGGCACAATAATCAATACCTTTTTACCGATCAGGTATGTCGTTAACAGATAGATGATTAGGGACTTACCAGATGCAGTTGGAGATACAAGTACGCCTCTTTTTTTTCTCACCGCATGAACAAACGACTCTAATTGATAGTCACGAGGCTGCAATGTTAGCTCAATATCTTTTGCATGCTGTTCTGCTGCAGCAAGCGGGAATACATTTTCCCCAAAGTCGGATAGATCGGTATAGGTAACTTGATACCCTCTATCCTTAGCAAACAACTTTACTTTTTCTAATAGACCAACGTAGAGTGTTTGCCGCATCAAATGGAATAGACGAATCTTACCGTCCCACATCTTATTCTTGTATGCAGGACTAAAACGTGCTCCAGGAACTGTAAACGTGAAGTATTCGTTCAGCTCATGTGCAATACTTGATTCGCAGTGTAACTTAATATGAACATCGTTAAATTTTGTTACACGTATTATATCCGTCATCCACCTACCTTGAATCGCTCCCAGTCGATTGCATTCTTAATCAAAAAACCACGGTTAGTTATTGTTTTGATTGCTGACTCAAGAAAAGAGAGCTTTTGTTTTTGTATATCAATTTTGATTTGTATTGTCTGCAAATCACTATCACTGTCAATATATGTAGGTAGATCTTGTTTGAGGATTCTCAATGGGTTAGGATCCCACTGTTGCTGCTTGAGCGTCTCTTCATCTAAAATACCCATGTAGTACTCATGCTTCAGCTTGTACATATTTTTATAGTCGTACTCATACTTCTTTAACAATAGAGCTTCTTCTACCATTATTTTATAGTACTTGTGATGCAGCATAGGAATACGAAGGCTCTCTGCACCAAGCTCTGTATTATCAATCTTTGAGTCTCTATACCAAGACTCCATAATATCATCAATTTTCATTTCATTATGTTATTGTTTCAATGTCGAATCGTCGATTTGCAAAAGCTACCGTAGCTGTTAAGTATGCAACATCAGCAGATGTACTATCAAACTTTAGTTCAGAAAGGTCAACAGGGAAGCAATCATAAAAGTTTACTTGCATGTTTGGATTCATTGCACTGGTCATAACCAGTAGAGATATATCGGAGAAGACTCCTTCACCCGTTGTAAGATTGACACCGGCAATGCTGTTATATTGTGCAAAGTTATCCGGGAAACCAATTGCACGCAACCATGCATAGATTTCGAGGTAGTTTTTCATATCCTCATCAACCTTGAACGTAACAAGAAGATTGCCGTATGTTAGACGCGTTCCTGGAAATGGGATTTTCGTGAATGGTGTCTCTGCATCTGCAGTACCAAGCGACACGCTCGGTATCGATACCTCTTGGACAAAGAAGTTAACATTAGGGCACTTCTTGATCTGTAAGCTAAAACCAAGAGGCGAAAGAAACGATGGGTTGGTTGGTTGAGTGTCTAAAATGCTCATATGGGTTCCTCACTGATCTATTTATCCAATAAAAAAGGGGATCCGAAGATCCCCTTTGAAGTATCGAAACTTTGCTATTATTATAGTTATATATTACAGCAAGTTTGTAACGATAACACGGCGATAGTAAACGTTACTATCCTTTGTTAGAGCACCGGCTCCCTTTGTCAGACCTTCTGCGAATGGGTTTGCAACCATGCCGTAGCGAGTCTTGAAACCGATCTTAGGTGCGAAGCTGTCTTGATCAACAGCACGAACCATTTGGAGCGGAACGTATGGGCAGTAGAAGAGACCAGCATCAAATGCGCTAGAACCCTTGTAACCGATTGTCATGTAGTTACCACCAGCGTATGGATCAATGTAGACCTTCATACGACCGTTGAGAACACCAGCAAATGTATTGCCTGTGTCGTCAACTTGGAGGTTGTTGCTGTTCAGAGCAGGAGTGTAATCAAGAACACCAGCCATCTGCAGAGCGGAAGCGACGTCCGAAGAGCAGATGATGATGTTACCCTTACCACGACGTGTTGCTTTTGCAATTGCGTTAGCTTCACGTTCGATTTGGAACATCAGACCCTTGAACTTTTCAACAGACCAACGGCCGTTAGCATCGACGTCAAGGTCGAACACACCAGCAGTTGTTGTTTGGCCAGAAGCGCAACCTTGTGTAGCTGTAACGTTGATTGTACGAACAACTTCACGGTTGATCTCAGCAAGAATTTCACCTGTCAGGATGTTGCTGAGTTCTGTTTCAGCATCAAGACCGTGAATAGCCTTCAGATCTTGTGCCATTTCCATTGTGTACTCAGCCTTCAGAGCGCGGCTCTTTGCTGTGACAGTAACTTTGTCAATGGTGAAACCCATTTGTGGGAAAGCTGTGTTGCTTGTTGTGCCAAGCGCTTCAGCTTGTGCTGTGGACATACCAGAACCGAAGTTATAGATGCCGTTAGCAGCAAGGTTAGCATAGCCACCTGCAGCTGTACCAGGAACGTCACCGACGTGCTTCTGACCCAGCGTGTTAGCACCGGAAACGACAGAAGAGAACGATGTGTTAACTTCGTTGTAGAATGTTTCTGCAACTTGGTTGTTTGTTGTATTTGCGTACTGTGAACGCAGTGCGAAGATCAGACCTGTAGGACCTGTCATTGGCTGGACGCCGCAGATGTCATAAGCGATCAGGTTAGGCATTGCACGACGAACCAGGCTGATAAGCACAGGATCGAACGTTGCATATGAACCAGCACCGCCAGCGACACCGTTGTTTACAGGTAGGTCACCTTCTGTAAGATACTGGCTGCCAGGAGCGTGACCAGCTGCTTCCATCAGAGCCTTCTCTGTGTTCTCAAGCAATTGAGCAACGACGCCACGCTTGTGAGCGTTTTCGATCTTTGGCAGATCGTCGTGGTTCAATACAGGAGCCCACTTTTGTTGAATTTCTTCATTAAGGTGCATTTTCTCTATCCCCTTCTGTTGTAGTTAAATTGGATTTGAAATTATTTATAAGATTTATTTTTTAACCGTTCTGGAAATAGCTTGTGCGTAGAACGACACTGGGCTATTAGCAGGAGCTGATGCTTTTTGTTCGGTCTCTTCTTGCACTTCTTCCATCAGGTTCTTTGCGCTTGATGCAGGCTTATCTGTAGGGAAATAATTTTCCTTAACAATCTCTAACTTCTTACGGAAGTTATCAGCTGTATCAAACTCAACACCTTCTGCAAGTGCCGATAGTTTTTCTGCTTGTGTAGCAGCAAGACCTTCAGCAACATCAGCAAGAATCTTTGCTCGTGCAGACTCAGCCACGTCAGACTTCAATGCCATGTTTTCTTCCATGACGCTGTCTAGGCGTTGTTGCAACTCAGCCATTTCTTCCTGCATAGCTTCGACAGCGTCGAACTTATCATCAGGGATAGAAATGTAATGCTGCTCAAACAGAGCCTTCAGATCAGCAATAAAGCTTTCTGTCAACTCAGACTTCAACGAAGCCTGGACAGCAACTTTATTTTGCTCGAGCCACTGCTCAGCAACATATTCCATATACTTGTTAATACCTTCTGTCAGCTCTTGCTCGACACGTACTGTCTCTTCTGCAAGTGCTGTGTTGTACTGTTCTTCAAGTTCTGTAACAACTTCGTTAACCTTAGCAGTTACAGCAGCTTCAAAAATAACAGTAGCTTTTTCTTTGAATTCTTCTGATAGATCAGAACCAGCAAACATAGCGTCGACATCTTCCTTAACGCTGTTTGGTGTGAAAGAGTATGTTTGGCCAGGAGCAGCAGCGCTACCCTTCATACCAACAGAACCCTTGTTACCACCAGCAGCATCACCAGTTGTCTTAACATTGTTTTCTGAATTTGTTTCTTCTTCACCTTGGCCAGGAGTAATAGCAGCAATCTTTTCTGCTGACTGTTGGCCATTGTTGTGATTACCGACAGGCAACGTTGCATTTTTATCAACGGGGTCTGCTGTATGCGCAACACCAGTAGCACCGCCACCGGTTTGGATCTTTTCGTCCAGTTGTGTCTTTTTAACGGTCATGTAAAGCTCCTTTTTTTATTTATTTATAAAATTAACTTTTCGATAGATCTGTTAAGAATTTCTTGAAGACATTTATTGCTGTCTCCTCGGAAATTCTTTGGCGAGCACCACGGTTAATTTCTTCCTTGTATTGCTCTATTCTCTGAGCTTTAAGGAGACCGTTATCCCACACCCACTCTACGCCTTCCATAATACCTCGTACAAAGGCATCCGGAGCGGATGGATCAGCAACAATATCACCAGCAGTAGCAAGATAAAAATCATCTTGCACTTCCATGATACCGTCTTTGTTTTTTGCAATGCTGCCCATACCACGTGAAGAGATTCCGAGAGAAGCACCCTCGTTGATTAATCCCTTAACAATCTGTCCCATTGGTGTATCAAGAACCTTTGCTCTACCAACAATGTTTGCATCTTCGCGACGAAGATTCTTGAACATGATACAAGCACGCTCAAGATTAATTGTTGGTCCAGAAGGATGACCTAGTTCACCATATGCACGATTCTTTGAAACATACTCATCATTGTAGCGCTTTGCTTCGCGCTCGAGCGTCTCTATGCGGTACAAACGACCATTACGGTTCTGAATGTTACCTTGCATGATAATGCCTTCAATGAAGAATTGTTTTTTACCCTCTCGCTCTTCAACGAGGTATTTAACTTCTTCGTTTAATTCTGTTATGAGTTTCATAATTCGTTTCAGGAGAAGGCAACAGACACAGCTCTTACAGCAACGTTACT